GGTAAATAATTCAGAAACCTTGTCCTTCTCATTCTCGATTTCTACGGAGGTCTTACCAAGTGATTTTTCAAGGTCAGTCTGATGTGTGGCCAGTTCATAAATACCGTATGATAGAGCAGCTACGGCAACAGCTGCTAAAACATAAGGATTGGCAAGCATTGACTCATTGAGAGCTTTCTGTGCTGCAATACTTCGCTCTTTCATGACGATCTCACGAGCTTCCGATAACTCAAGAAATCCAGTGCTTTCGGCAACAAGAACATTTGCAGCGGCATTAAGCTCTTGTTCATGACGGGCATACATCACCGCTAGTTTATACGCCCCAAAGACCAGGATCAAACCCTTTAATACCTCTCCTACAGTTTGATAATTTGCAATAAGCGTGGATACGGCACTGATACCGGCATTGATGATACCTTCATTGGACTGGCCAAGGGCATTGAACATGAGATCCAGTTTATCCTTCAGGTTACTGATCTGGCCGGTGACTGAGGCCATCTGTTTTTCCATCAGATTATTGAATTTGCCTCCTTCTCCGGCCATGGTCTGAAAGGCCTTTTCAACATCTTTAAACCCGATGGATCCAGCCGATACCATGTCAGTAATTTCATTCTTCGTCTTTCCGAGGTTTTTGGCTAGTTCGCCCAGGAGAGGAATACCGGCAATGGCAAATTCGCGCAATTCACGGCCTTGTAGGGTTCCAATAGTCAGAACTTGGCCATAAGTATGCGCTACTTGGCCAAGTGGAACTGAAACACCTGCAGCTACATCTCCGAGAGACTTCATTGTACTCATAACGTCCTCTGTTGCCACTCCCATGGCCAGCAACTGCTTAATGTTCGAAGCGATATCTGTTAAAGTGAAAGGTGTTTTCTCTGCGAAATCAACCGCCTGGGCCATGAGCGCATCTGCTTTCTCTTTACTCCCAAGCATAGTCTCAAAAGCGATACCAAGCTGTTGAAATTCGCCGCGAACATTGATGATCTCTTTGCCGAACCCTGCAAGTGCACTGATTGAGAAATATCCGGCCATTGCCGTTCCGATATTACTCATCACATCATCTATTTTGGCCCCTTGGGTGACAGTATTGTCGGCCAGACTTTTGATTTGCGCGTTTAGTTTGGAAATCTCATCGTAAAGTTGTTTGGCGTCGATTCCACCTTCAAAATAGAGCGCTCCACCTGTAGTTGATGTTGGCATTGCTATAGATTTAAAAAGTTCTCAAAATCTTCTTTTGTTTCTAACTTGTCAGGCAAATTTTTCTTTGATTTGGATTTTTCTTCTTTATAATCCGCCTTCCAGTAGGGCATATCCGTTGACATCATTACAAGGTTCTGCCACCCCATGCCCCAAAGAATAAAATTTGGTATCAGTCCGAGATTCTTTATTGTGCCGGAGATTTCTCCCCAGATAGTCCGGCCACCTTCAACGGATCCACCGTCTTGATCGGACTGATTCCTTTCGTCAAGACGGTACATGAGAAAAAATCTGTAACGGATGATTGTTTGATCACTAGCTGGATCAGGATCAGCAACTCTGATGGAGTGAGCCTCCATAGTAAAAAGTTGGCCAGCATACCTCCAAAAAGTTTAATGCCGGTTCTGTTATTGAGAATTGAATATGCTATCACCCGAGACATTGGCCTTGCTGTCTTTTCTGCCATACCTATGACTGAAACTATATTTTCCGGAACGATTACATCCCCCATTTGGGCAGATGCTTTGGTGATGAATATCAGCGTTCCAAGCCGAAGGGGCCGGATGCCAAACTTCAGATTCATGCCCATGAATTTTACTTTGAAATTCTCGGAGTTATCAAGAATGGTATTCGCGGTTCGATTGACAGTTTCTATTTCCATAAGTTGAGGTTTAAAAAAGAAAAGCCCCGAAGGGCTCTTCCAGGTTCTTACGTGTTAGCGATCATGACCGATGGGGTATTGGTCTTAGTTGGTGTCAAAGCCGTAGCCTTGATTTTGACAATACCAATAGTTTCTTTCCCCAATTTCAAATCCACGGATGCGCTGATCTTTGCGCGAACGATTTGGATCTTAACACCAGTCTTAGTGATGGCTTCGATTGATTTCTCAATTACGGCAGATGTCGCCGGAGCTTGCCATACAGGGACAGCAGGAACAGTGACATCAACAGTACCTCCGAGCACTTTTACAAGTGTGGAAGGAGTGAAATCAAGAATGCTCCATTCGATTGTGGTAACCCCCTTTTTTGTTACCGTTTCAATCGGGTCGTCAGACTCCTCGCAGAAGAAGTCTTTGGAAGTATCCTCACCTTTTGTAAAGGTTGCACTCCCTTCATCCGTTACGCCAAGAACTGCAAGGGTTGTTCCCATCCCTCCGTCACTAGCGACGTCTCCAATTTTGATCGACACGAGGCCGAAAGTTCTTTTTTCAGACATTTTATTCAGTATTAATTGTTTATTAATCGAATATCAAAACGCATATTTGAGTAATGGTCCTTTAGCTCTTCACCAGGGTAGGTATTTTGCTGTTGGAAATAAATGAAGACATACCCAGTATCATCGCAGGTGTTATCTAGCGTTGATATCACCAGATTTGACATTGCAGTTAGTAGCAAAGAATCTTGCCTCCCGGGAGAGATGTCATTACAGTAGGCATTTACATTGATGATACATTTTTGCAAAATTCCGTTACCAATCGGTAGGGAATTTATCACATAGTACGCTGCATCTTTGCAGTCAGCAGGTCTGGAATACTGATAAACCGGATCTGTAACTGCTAGTTTCAGCTTGTGATAAATTGCTTTTATTGCGTCATCTACTATCATGGCCTAATGAATTGTAAGATCATCCAGGAGATCTGTTTTCTTTCCGGTTTTCTTAGCCAGGGCAAGCATCTGCTTGTGTAAATCATCAACTGCAACAATAGATTGTGTGCTGATTACATTGTACCCAAGAGATTCAACTGCTGAGGCGTAATTCATACCAGCTACACCTACCAGGCGAATCCCTGACCGTGTTGGAATATCCATCAGTATCGCTTTTGCTTCCTCTTTCCCTTTTGCAGTTCCATCAACATTGCCTCCGATCACAGTATTATCCTTCAGAATGAAATATCCAAGGGAACTACGCAAATTGGCAGTCCGGTCCTTGTAAAAATGTTCCTTTGGACCAATCTGCCCTTTCTTCCAGTCCAATGAAGGCTGTGGTTGATTCCTGGCATCAGAAACAAACTTCTCTCCAATAAATTGCATCCGGCTGATGATTGCCTTCTCGATGCGCAAAGCATCATTTAGCAGTTTATTCGGATCGTATGTCATTTTTAAAGCCATAATCTTGCGTTGAAGAAATTGCGTGAAAACTGCTTCACGGATGATTCAACAGATCTTCCCCAGATATTCAAAGAGACTTTGGCGCCAACAGGTAAATCAAGGACCCCTGATACCGGCATATAAACGGTGAATGAATAAGCAACAAGTGCTCCATCTACCGAGGGGATCATCCTTCCGGATCCGTTTGGTTCTGCCCTGCAACTGCTATCATAAGATTGAAGGGTTCCTGCTACAGGATTACCATCTTCATCCGTCGTTGAGGCGGATGTCCACTGAACCTTGATAGTATGAGGGTACTGGTTTACCATGGTCTTGCACTGGAAATAGTAGGTATAAATGGATCCGGTTCTCCGTATTTCTGATAGATTGATCCGGCTGTCTTTATGAGTGATTGTTTATCACTAAGTGACATGCTAAATCCGCCTTCAGAGATTGCGGGGGCGTTGATCAGCATTACCAGGATATCAGCTACCGTCAAATCCATTAACCTCTTGGCTGATATGATATAATCCTCCAAAAAGTTAAGTTCCCGATCGAAGAGAGCTTTTTTTAATTTGGCTTCCTCGACCGGGTAAATTAACGATGCTTGCAGAGCTTCAAGATTTGTCATCACTCAGAAGGCTTAAGCGGTCTTTGTCTCCACGTCCATAATGAAGATCCTGTCAATCAGTTCAAGTGCGGGGAAAGCGTTTAGCTCACAGTCGGTGAACTCTCCCCAAGGATTACCTTGGCGATACTTCTTCAGCAGAACGTTTTGATAGGTTGCATAATTTACGTTTGCAACAGGCTCCATCTGCTCCATGGCAAATGCGTTGTGGATCAATCCAAGCTTCCCGTCAGGGATAAACGTCACCGAGGTGTCGTTGAAAGGATTGATGCTTGTGATCTGGCCATCTTTCTCGATACCGATCTGTTCGTTCACGATCTCGATGATCGGAAGGAAATTGGCAGCGAGATACTGGTTGATCTGATCAAGCGTTCCCATGGTAGCCATGTTGGAACCTAAACGGTAGTAACCGGCCAGCATCTTGGTGGTCTCAGCGCAAGCCTGAAGTTTCCAGAAAGTCGTCAGGGTCATCAACATTTTAGAGAAACTCAACCCCTGTGCATTTGCAGCCTGGATGATAAGTTTAATGTCGGTGATTGGCGTTGCTGTAGCAGGAATGCTCCATTTTTCAAAAACAGTTTTCCTGTTTGCGGTAGGCATGAACAGGTCAATGTCAGTCAAAACCAACCCGTCAGGGTTGTTTGTGGCATTGATGGTGACTTTACCAAGGGAGAGAGCTTGGAGAACCATGATGTCAATTCTCTTCAGTGGAGCCTCACCGGCTTTCTTCAGGTCGTTGAACATCATATCCAGAAGAATGGTGCGTTTGGCCTCTTCGGTCAAAGCCATGTTCTGGAGTGTCAGATAATTCCTGTAATCTTCCTCATTCATGCGGAATGATTCTTTGATTGCGGGAACGGTACCGCTCAACTTTTCAAGGTTGAGCCTGGAACGGGTTGGCGCCGGAGAATTACGGTCCACAACAGAAGCTGCAGCCTCAATCCGGCTTCTTCCGATGACACTGACGAAGGTCAGCGTGGTGGTTGGGATACCCCAGTCGAAATACTTACCAAACCAAACAGGAGCAAATTTGTCCAGTGATTTGTCAATCACAGTTTGCATCTTGAGGGCATATGCGCCGAACATAGATGATACTTTATCAGCCATAACTTATTTCCTCCTTTTGATTAATAAGAGTTAGAGAATGCGATGTTTGGTAACAATGCCTTGATGGCATCAGTTACAACCGGGATCCTGCGAGCGTACACAGTGCCTTTGATAGCTACTGCAACGGATTCGTTGACACCAACAGTTACATCTTTGAAATTCAGTCCTTTTGCGACTGTAGCATACACAGCTGCAGCAGCACCTGTGGCAGAGCTTTCGAACAATGCGTCTCCTGCTGTCAGAGCTACTCCAAGAGTAGTACCAACAGTGATCACATCATAAGCAGCATTGGAAGTATCGATTGCGGTAATGCCATAAGCCTTACCACCGACGACGGCAGCCAGGTAGTTACCAACCTGAAAAAGGTGACCCTTTTCAACTTTGATTGCTACGTCGGCATTGGTCGCATTGGTTTGCACCTTTGCAACCTTCAACACCTTGGCCAGACGGGTGCTCTCATCGAACCCCATAACCGTTCCCGCAGGAACGACGGCTCCAGTAGTCAGGCCGGTAGTGTCAAGCACGAATCCGCCCTGTGCGTTTTCTGGTAATTGCTGAAAAATCGGGACGCCTCCGGTAGATTTTTCACGCGTTACAATTAATCCCATGTCTTAATTTTTTACTGGGTTTTTACTTGCAGCCCAAGCTTCAATGTCAGCGTCAACCTTTGCAGGTGCGGCGGATGATGCCGAAGCGGCGGGCACATCAATAACTACGCCCTTGTTTACCATGTCCTGTTTGACTAACGCGTAGTCACCCTCGATCTCAGTAATAAGTGCGTCAACATCTTCTTCCTTTTCAATAGACCGTCCTTTTAGGAAGGCATCCGGGATTTTCTTTTCAGTGAGCTTTGCCTTTACACGGTCCATCAGTCCTGAGGTTACAGTACCTTTTTCAAGTTGCTGTAATTTGGTTGTCAGTTCCTGATTTTGTTTGAGAATAGTCTTTGCCCATTCCGGAGTGTTTGGATCGTCTGTTAGTTTAGGAGGTTCTGCGGAGGCTGGCTTACCCTCTTTGAGGTTGTGCTGTTTCTCGTAGTTTGCCACTGCAGTACGAGTGGCTTCCGTTGCCCGGCGATCTGTTTCTGTTTGAAAGAAAGCGAGTAGGTTTTTGACCCCGTCACTTGCAATGACGGTTTCAAGCGTTTCGTCTGTGACAGTATTCACATATTGATCTGCAATCCTGTCGAGTAACGCAGCCGGAGTGCTAGGGTATTTAGACCTCAGTGCTGCTAAGATTTTTTCCTTCATGAAGTAATAAATTGGTTTTACAATTTTGAATGAACCAAACTTACCTTGAGGGATTCAGGTCTTTGGATAATTTGAAGGTTATTCCTTCACACTTTTAGAACTGTGACTATTTTCTTTAACTTTGTTCTGTCCACCATATTTTTGAAGCAAAGCATGCAGATCCTTGAGATCGGCAAGCATATGAAAGTTATGTGTCATGCTTTGCGGTATGGTGGACGGTGACCGGTCTCTTTTCTAAACACTTCGCTCATGTCAATAGCAAAACCCACGTCAAAGCAGCTTTCCAAAATGGCAAAAGACACCATTGAACTTGAAACCTCATACCAGGTAGTGGATATTATTGGCAGTGATTCAAAAACCGGCACTGTGAAGATCAAGTGCAAGACCACCTTTCAGAATATCGTGGAGATACTCGCCATTTTTAGGGATGGGAAGGTGCGGGTTGAAGCCCCAGGGATGGGAACTTTATTGGTAAAAAAGATTTGATTCGATAATTTGTAGCGACACGTTACAAATAAAGCCCTAAATGCTTGACTTTTCATTTTTTATGATATATCTTTGCAGCATCGATTCTACGGATTCGACTCAGCGGGGCTGGGCAGTTTTACTGCTTGGCCTCTGTTTTTTTATAGAATAGGTCTAGTGAATTTTTCTTTTTAATCCAGATCTCGTTGATGTTTACACCTTCCCGGATCCGCGCATTAATAATCCTGCGCATGTAGTGATAGGATAAACCACATTCATCAATTACAACATTATCAGACTGCTTCAATCCTCTATTAAGCATATTGCTGAAATTTGATTTTGGATTATTTGTTATAAAACCTTCGTGTTCGTAAAACAAATCGTTTAATTTAAAATCTGGGCATTTACCCGCGTACCGAGTATCAAGCAATTCTTTAAATATTATCGGGTATGCAGGATCTTTATAATTTAGTTTTGGCAAAATAATGGTCTGATTACCTTGATTCGCAAATTCTTCACAACAAAAACTGACCGCTTTATAGTCATTGCTATTCTTGTCAATATTTGAATAAGTAGAAAACACACCCCCATTCTCAAATGTTTTAATATCTGTCAACAAAGGACGGGGCCAAATATTCAATCTTTTGGATACATCCCCATCAATAAAGTTATCCTTGATGAAATAGGGCGCACTCTTCCAACCGGCTACTCGCTCAGCATTATTATTGATCCAATTTGTAAATCCTTCAGGAACACTATCAATATGTTTTATTCTTTCCAGATAATTTTCGTCTGTTCCGTCAAGAATCGCGTTTTCATACTTATCGTACTGGTTTGCGGTCATCAGGATTGGAATTGCATAGCATAGACACTGAGGGTGCCATCCGGTGAAAACAAAACTTTTTGGATACTCTCCTTTAAAGTCGTCACAGATATCAAGTGCCGGATGGGATCCGGATAATACAACCTGGTAACCCAGAACAAATCCCAACTTATCCCATCGTAATTGATCAGCACTTCGATAGGCCATATTTGTTTCAGTGACCGTGAGCCGTCTTGCATTTTTATAGGCAGATCGATACTTTCCTTGACCGGGATTATACGCCTTTGCAGCCTTAGACCATTCGAGTTCTCCAATATAGTTCCGGATCCTGCGAAAAAGAACATCCGGTTCGTTTAGGTTCTCCCGAATCCTCCGGGAAATAACATCAGCACTGTCTCCATTGATTATGCCAAACCCTAATTGAATCTCCATTTCTGCTTGGGTTTGGCCCACTATATCCCAAATTCTTTTTGATAAATCAATGCCATTCGTTTGTCGATCGGTGAACGCTTGAAGAGCCTTAAGGTTATGGCTGGTCCAGTCTGGTTTCTTCTTCAGTACTTCGAGGTTATTGACAAAGCTATTTACCAGGGCATCATTTTTCTTGTTGGATAAAGACCACTCCTCAAGTATTCCCCCACTAATTATATTTTCAACCTCAGCCTGAAAAGGTTTGAATATGGCATCCGAGGCTTTAGATAGAGCCTTATTGTCTCGGAAAACAAAAGAACGTGAAAATCGAGCATTTGGATCGTCCGCCAGCGCAGAAATTTTACTGATTACCTTATCGAATGATTTCTCCAGCTTCTGTGCGTAAGCTGAAATATTGGCAATATGCTGCTGGTCGTAGGTCATAGTTCTCTATTTTAATTTAGGGCCTTTGCATCCAACTATAAGTTAGAGAATAAAAATGATTCCACCAAATAAATTTACATCCAATCTGTCCCGTACATCCATGTTCGGTAATTCAATTCTTTTTCGGTCAAAGGCCTAACCTCTTCAAAGTTGATGCAGTGCGATAGCTTTGCGATTGTCGGAGGATCACCCGCAGTACATACTTTGTCAGTGGTCACATTGACGCCATGAATAACAAGACGGTCCCCAGTAGGTTCATGAGTAGCCGCATAGATTGTTCCGGGTTTGAATTCGGGAGTAACTAAATTCTTCTTTGCCATGATGTTGATTATTTAATTGAAACTTGTTCCTAAACTTTGAGCGCTTTCATCTTTTATTCGCTGGATCTCGGCTTCCGGATCTGACACAAGAGGATTCATTCGCACACCAGTCTCCATCGACATCACCCCTGCAGTTTTGGCCACGGAAATTGTATCGATCTCGAGCTTTTCATCCAAAGGCAAATAGGGAGTGAACCGAGGTTCAATGGTGATGTTCTTTGCCTCTGTCCCAAGACTCAAATCAATGACCTTCCCTACAATGGCAATAAGCATGTTGAGCCTTCTTTGTATCCCTTCTCCGAATATGGCCTCTTTCGTCCTGGCTTTCATATGAGCATCCAGAAACATCAATTTTAGAGCGATACCGGTTGCCCTCCCAATCCCCTTCATTTGGGCGAAGGATATATCCGGAGTCTGTGACATGGAGTAGATACATTTCTCCAGTATCTCCCATTCCAATTTGACAGACTCTGGGGCATTATTACTCTCCAGGTATTTGACGTCTCCTTCCCCTGCTACTTGCAATACCTTTCCTTGCTCTCCCTTGCTAGCAAACCCTTCCAGTTTGCCCTTAACAACAGTGATAGGAGAGCCGCTGTAATCGTTGCTATCTGACCGGTTGGAAATGCTTGTTTCAAAACGCTCAATCATGGACTGGACCTTATACCATTCCGGATATTCCTGACGGTAATAAACAATTGGAATTTTACCAAAAGGATTAGGTTTGATGGATTCAATCACGCCTGATAATACCAGCCATTTGACAGTTACATCCTTCGTGTACAAGTCAAAACGAGTCTCAATTTCAGATCCATTGTAAAGGTTGTATTGCCGGCCAAATGCAATCATATCTCCGGAGAGATCGAAGTAGGGGAGAAGAATATCCCCAAGACTTTGTGCAAGGATCCGCACTTTTGGTTTAAATACTCCTTTTGACAAATCCCCCCAATAGTCATCTTCGGCATCCACCAGGTACCAGAGTTCTGCGACCTCGCATTCACTGAAGAGTTTCCTGGCAATGTCTTTATTGCGATAGTCCAACTTATTTTTTGTCCATATCTTACGAATCATTGAAATAAGAGCGTCCTGTTTAGTATTACCGTCAACTCCTCCATCCGCATCCAACTGCACCGGATTACCCAACAAGAAACCAATAGCCCTTTCAACGATTAGATCCTGGTAGGGTAAGGATATTCGGGCCACTTCTTCCTGAGAAGTTGCATACGTGGGATTTCCCTTATCGTCCCTATTCCCGGTTGCCTTCTGGATCATCTTTTTTGGGCGCTTAACTTCATCAAACACATCATGCTTCAAAGGGTCAAATTGATTTATGCATGTTTCGGCATCCACTTTCAACGCGGGTTTGTTGCGCATCAACTCGGTTTTTATCTTATTGATATCTCCGAGGTCAATTAATTCCTGTGCTGTTAACATATCCTTAGTTTTAAAACATTGCTGCAATTTCTGTTATGTCAAGACCGCTTTTAGTGGTCACTCTTTCATCCGGATAAAACGTGTTGGCCAAGGCGTCTGCATAGTCAGGAGATCTACCCAACCTCTTTTTAATATCGTCCTTTGGTTCAATGATTATCTTACCGGTACTTTGAAACTTATATCTTATCTCTGTAAGCTCCTCCATCAATTCATCGTTTGGGGGTAGGGCGGCTCCGGTTTTATTGGCAGGATTTAGCCAGTCACGGATGGCCCAAAACAAGTAAGCCCGCATATTGGCAAATTCATAAACCTCATTGATATCCCTTAGATCGTTGGCTCCTTCACTAAATTTACAGGAAAAGGCCATTTTGTAACCCAGCTCATCAAGACGCGAAAAAACTCCCGCACCTTCTCCGATAGTATCGATAAATGCTTTCGATCCTCTATTGTTAAGCAGATTGGCGACCATTCCTGCAATGGCCATGTGCTCCGCTGAACCGGCAGAGTTATGATTATAGAACTTTGGGACATAAGGACCATGGCGATGGCATAGCACACTATTATCCCGGCCCATACCCGCCACGTCCACGCCAAGCCGTAAAGGATCCTTTACTCCCCATCTCTGTTTCTGCCATTCCTTCCAACGCTCCACTGCCAGCTCTACCCACTCGATAGGAATAAGCACGTCATTGGCTACCTTGGGAAACATGCCTCGTATTTTTATCCGGAACAGATCGTTTGGCCTGTATGTCTGGCCTTCCCAAACAAAGTCACCTTCTCCTTCATTGAACTGACTCGATTCTATGGAAGTGCACCAGCTGTTTACTTTATCATTGACCCATTCCCAGTCTACTTGTCCGGGGATAACAATTCGTTTCTCCAGGACATTGGGAGAGTTGAGTGAGTCAAGACGGAACTTTGCAAAACGAGATGATTTCTGTGACCGTGCTGCATATCCGGTTGGATTGTTCGGGTTGAAGACTATCAGCAATCTGGAGTTTCCCTGCAGGTTGCCCTCGATTGCATCAAAAATACCTTCAGGAATACCGGACGCCTCAGTAACGATAAACATCGTATTGACCGCGTGAAATCCCGTCCAAGCCTCTTTATTGTGCTCGTCGGCTTTGAACCCAGTCATAAACCACTCCTCATATTCGGTCCTTATGTCGTACCCAACCAATCTACCAGGCAGTACCTTGGCCCGGTTCCAAAGTCTTGTTATCTCGGGATACATGATGTCTCCTACCTGGCGAGCAGTGGGGGCAGTCAAAGCAACTTTGGTATTACCGACCAATTCACCTGCTTTATTGAATTTTGGAGTCAGATACATGAAGCAGATACCGGCAACAGCGGCAATAAAGTCTTTTCCTCTTGAGGTACCGGAACAAACAGAAATCATTCGCTCTGTTTGAACACCCTGTAATATTTTCTGCTGCTCAAGATCGAGATTCACATGAAGCACCTCTCTGGCAAACTTGTTCCAGTCTTGCTGCCAGCTTTTAAAAACAGATATGTGTTCCTCAGTTATTCTCATCAGTCGCAGATGCTTTTGTCATCAGATCAAAAAATAAGTTGCCAGATATCTCGCCTTTAATTTCTTTAGGGGCATTCAATCCGAGTATTTTACACCTCTGCTCTATGCAACGCTCAATACCTTGCAGATATCGCGGGTCTCCCGTATTGCTCTTTTCAGCTTCAATCTTTTCAATGTTGTCCACCGTTTTAGGTGAACCTTTCTTTTTTGTTTGAAAAACGATTACATCAGTTTGCGACTTAACCCAGGCATCCCAATACGTCCGCTCGAGGATATTAAGTTTCTCAATCTCAATCGATTTTTGATGATCAATCATCGCATTGCGTGAGTGCTCCCATTCGGTGATTACAAATTTGATGTCGTTGAACACTGTCACATGATTGATCTTTCTTCCGTACTGATCATTCATATAAACAGAAATTGCCCTGAAAGATTGTCCTTTCAGGTATAAATCTGCTTCAACTTGCAGGTCATGTTCACGCTCAACTTTTGTTCTGCTCTTTGCCATTGATTGTTCAGTCCTATCGTTTAGTTTACAGTCGTTTCACTGTTATATGCTTTCCCATTTTTCATTATAGAAAGTGCGGGATCCAGCTTCACCATTCTGTCAATAATTACCTGACAGTACTTTGGATCATATTCGGACATGTAGCAACGACGATCCAGCTGATGACTTGCAACCATTGTGGTCCCGCTCCCACCGAATCCGTCAGCAACGATGGCTCCTTTTCTGCTGCTGTTCTGAATTTGATAGGCAATCAGAGGTACCGGTTTCATCGTTGGGTGTTCGGCGTTACGCTGTGGTCGGTCAAACTCTAGGATTGTTGTTTGCTTTCGGTCATTGAACCAATCATGCGCAGCGCCCTCTTTCCAACCGTATAAGCAGGGTTCATGTTGCCATTGATAGTCCTGGCGACCCATTACAATTGAATTTTTTACCCAAATGAGGCATTGCTTGACCATTATCCCGGCATTTTTCATTGCAGATCGGAAGTTGGCCCCCTCAGAATCTGAGTGCCAAACATACCATGCACCACCTGCTTTTGTGAAGTTGGCCATGGCAGAATAGAAGTCAAAAAGGAATTGGTAAAAATCCGAGTCGCTCATGTTATCGTTCTGGATCGTGAGCTTTTCCTTTGTTCCACCTTCATAGTTGACGTTGTAGGGTGGATCAGTGATAACCATGTCGGCCAGGTCTTCTCCAAAGAGTTTCTCAAAGGTTTCCAATTTGGTGCTGTCACCACAAATAAGCCGGTGCGGGCCGATCTCAAAGAAATCCCCTGGTAAGATATCCGTTACAATGTCCTCTGGGATTTCGTAATCATCCTCTTTGGCCTCTTCAGTATCAAACCATCCTTCTTTCTCCATCTCATCCCAAATGTCAACGCCCCAGGAAGAGAGTTGCGAAAAGTCGATGTCCATATTTGCCAAGGCGGCTTTATCCCAATCACCAAAGTGACCATTATCTTTAAACAGGATCCTGAGCTCATCCTCTATTGTCAGGTTGGGGATAATAGCTACCGGCACTTCCTGCAGTAACAGTATTCCCGCAGCAATAAACCTTTTTTCTCCTGCAATGATTACAAGAGATCCTGAGCGGGCTGAACAAATAATAGGGCGGGTTTCAAAGTAAAGCGGATCCTCTCTGATGGACTCACACAGGGCGTGCAGATCTGCGTCCGAAATGGTTCTCGGATTATGAGGATGTTTGGAGAGTTGGTGTAGTGGAACGTAGTTAACCTTTACATTTACTGTTGTCATGGACTTCATCGAATAGTTCGGAATAAAGATATTCCACGGCTATTCTAAAGTCCTTGTAGATGATCAGGTAATTCTTCACAGTTTTTAAAGTGTGCGAAACAAGTGAGCTTCCACAGTTGAAGTTTCTGGCCAGAACGCATCTCACTCCTTTTTTTAGCTGCTTTTCAGTGGTGAGTGCTTCGGGATCCAGATGTTTTACAACTACCGCAATAAATTCCAACCGGTGACGGGTTTTGTCATTTCTGGATGAGGGTTCGGGGTGAATCGTAATGAATTTCTGGAACAAGTCCGGAATGAATGACGCCAAATCTGTTTTCTCCTTATCATCCTCCATGAGATGCCTGGCAAATTCAGGGTAACGGATTGTAAGCTTCCGGCCAAGCTGATAGTAATTCGTTGTCTGATTCATGGTTAAGGGAGTTGGTATTTACGAATATACTGAATTAAGTAGAATAAAAAAACCGGAACAGCGTCCGGCTTAATAAACCTATAGGTTGATTTCTTATACTGATCGCAATTCTTCAAAAAGTATATTCATTGTTGATCCATCGCAATACTTCCGGTCAAGCATTACATCTCCAACGATTTCAGTTCCATCCCATCCATTTGGCCAAGTGTTCAGGGTAATGAGTTCATTGATACGATCAACTTCCTGTTCATTGA